CCAGCAGGAACTGGTAAAACAACATTAGCTAAATTAATAGTAAAAAATATAGATTGCGATCATATCTATATTAATGCTTCTGATGAAAGAGGTATTGAAACTATTAGAGATAAAGTATCAGGGTTTGCTAGTGTAATGTCGTTTAAACCTCTCAAGGTTGTTATATTAGATGAAGCAGATTTTCTAACTATACAAGCACAGGCATCTTTAAGGAATGTAATTGAAACGTTTTCAAGAACTACACGTTTTATCTTAACTTGTAATTTTGTTGAACGTATTATAGATCCTTTACAGTCAAGATGTCAAACATTAAAAATAGTACCTCCAAGTAAATTAGACGTAGTAAATCATTTGATAAAAGTTGTACAGAAAGAAGGTATAAAGTGTAGTGTAAGTGACTTAGAAACAATTACTAATAATAACTACCCTGACGTTCGTAAGATGCTTAATACAATACAAGTATCTACGCAAGATAATAACTTAAAATTAGACAAAGATGCATTAGTTTCTAATAACTATATGAGTAAAGTAGTAGAAGAATTAGCTAAATCATCTCCTAAATTTAATGAAATAAGACAAATAATAGCTAATGCTAATGTTAAAGATTTTGAAGTATTTTATCGATTCTTATTTGATAATGCTTCAGATTTTGCTCCTGGAAAAGAAGGCACAGTAGCAATACATATAAACGAATATAGTTTTCAATCTAATTTTAGAATTGATAAAGAAATAAACTGTATGGCCTTAATAAAACAATTAATTAATATTTAAATTTAAAAAAATGAGTGAAAACAATGTAGGACAACCACCAGTAAAATTAGAAGACACAACAGGATTTACAACACCAGAAGGAAATAAAATATTTCAACAAGGTGTATTATTACGTAGTGTATCTAAATTTGTAGCAGGAACAGATGAAGATGCTGTTATGCCAATCCCAGTATTTTTCTGCCCTGATACTAAAAAAATAGTAGGATTAACACTACCACCAGAAATCAGAGATGAATATAAAGATGATTTAATATAAATGACAGTATTTGATTGGTTAAATGAAATAACTGTTAAAAAAACACCAATTAAGAATTTTACCCAACAAGATTGGGATGATTGGAATTCTTATATGGTACATAGATTTTTATCTATGAATATGAGTTATATTGATATAGTCAATTTTGTACAAAATATAAATCCCCAAAATAAAAAAGAGATTTATACTATTTATAGAGAAATGATTCCTAAAAGAAAAATATGGAATAAATATATTAAAAATCAAAATAAAAAAGATTCTAAAGAACTAGCAAAAATCATAGCTAATAAATTATCTATTGGAATTGATGAAGCTAGTTCGTATATTCCAATATTAGAAAAAGAAGGTGTCACTGAAGTATTAAGTGATTTAGGTTATGAAAAAAAAGAAATAAAAAAACTAATAAAAACAATATGAATTTACAAGTATATAAATTTTTAAAAGCATCAGCAAATGCTGATAAAGCAAAAGCACTAGCCAGCATTAACTTATTAACTAACCACCCAGCAGGTATAGGTGATCATTCAACTAAAGATTATTGGAGTAATTGTGATGAAGCACTAAGATTATTAGCATCAGCAGATGAAAGATTAGAAGTGTTAGAAAAATATTTTAATGATAAGGGACAAATAAATGGATAGTAGAAAAGCGTTTGAGTTTTCACAAGAAAAAACTGTTGAAGCAGTAAAAACAACCCCAACAGTAGAAGCATTTGAAACAGAATACCCAGAATTATCTGAAGAGTTTAAACAGATTACTATAGAAATGTATGAAATGTTTGCTGCTAAACATATGGATTATGGTTTAAATAATATTTCTTTAGGTGGAGACATATTAAATAATAAATCTGATAAAAAATTTTCATTAACAGGATTAGCAATTAGACTTACAGATAAAATAAGTAGATTAAGAAATTTACTAGTTAATGGTAAAAACTATGTTAAAGGTGAAGGTATGGAAGATACTTTTATTGATGTTGCCAATTATGGAATAATCGGTCTTTTAGTAGGCCGCGATAAATGGAAAAAATAATTTGGCTAAAAAGGTTCCAATAATAGTAAGGGAGATTAGAAATAATCCCCCTCTACCAGTTAATTTTGCTGTTGAGAAAAATATATCTTATTCTCAACTGTCAATGTTTACTCAATGTCCTAAAAAATGGGCTCTACAATATAGAGATGGCCATAAAATTAGTGAACAAAGTATTCATATGACTTTTGGAACAGCTTTACATGAAGTATTACAACATTATTTAGATGTAATGTATGAAGTAAGTGGAGCAGAAGCAGATAGAATTGATATTGAAGAATTATTTGAAGATACTTTAAGAAAATGTTATGCTGAAGATTATAAAAAAAATAAGAATCAACACTTTAGTTCTCCTACTGAATTAAGAGAATTTTTTGAAGATGGTAAAGAAATTTTAAACTTTATTAAGAAAAAAAGAAATCTGTATTTTAGTAAAAAAGGATGGCATCTAGTTGGTTGTGAATTACCAATTGTTATGGCGCCTAATTTGCGTCTTAACCGCGTTAAATACATGGGTTATTTAGATGTCGTAATGTATCATGAACCAACAAATACATTTAAAATTATCGATATAAAAACCAGTACTAAGGGTTGGAATAAATGGAATAAAAAAGATGAAAGTAAACAATTTCAATTAATATTATATAAATACTTCTTTAGTAAACAATATAACATTCCAATTGAAAATATTGATATTGAATTTTTTATAGTTAGGAGAAAAGTATATGTAGATGGTGATTATCCTCAAAAACGAGTACAACAATTTATACCAGCATCTGGTAAAGTGAAATTAAACAAAGCAACAACAAACTTACAGGAATTTATAAATAAAGCTTTTAATTTGGATGGGTCATATAAAGATACTATATTTAGGGCAAATCCAAGTAAATGGAATTGTACGTTTTGTCCTTACAAAGAAAGTACAGAATTATGCAATGCTGTTGGTAAGAATTTATAATCTGCATATATGTATAGACAAATATAAATTAAAATAAAAATTATGGCAAGTTCAAAAGACATGACACTAACAAGTGTAAAAGTAAAAAGTGATTTATTTGAAAATTTTAAAATTGAGTGTGTAAAACGTAAATTTAGTTTTCAAAAACTAGCAGACCGTTCATTGTACTTATATTTAACAAATGAAGATTTTAGAAAACAAATTAATTCACAAGTAAAGTTAGATATTGAAGATTAATAAAATTATTATTAAAAATGAAAGAAGGTTATATTAAAAAAGAAGAACGTAAAAAAATATTATTATTAACAGATGATATTAGAGTACACTCCGGCGTAGCTACTGTAGGTAGAGAAATAGTAACTAATACAGCCCACAGATATAATTGGGTTCAATTAGCAGGAGCTATTAAACACCCTGAAAAAGAAAAAATTGTAGATTTATCTAAAGCTACTGGAGAAAAAATTGGTATAGATGATGCTAGTGTTTTATTATATCCTTGTGACCATTATGGTAATCCAGAATTACTTAAAGATATTATTAAAAGAGAAAATATTGATGCACTATTTTTAATTACAGATCCTCGTTATTTTGAGTGGTTATTTGATATAGAACATGAAATCAGATCAAGTATTCCTATAGCATATTTAAATATATGGGATGACTTACCAGCACCAATGTATAATAGAGATTTTTATGATTCTTGTGATGCTTTATTTGGAATCTCAAAACAAACTAAAAACATAAATGAAATGGTTTTAGGAGAAAAAAGATGTAAAAATAAAGTTATTAAATATATTCCTCATGGTTTAGATAATAAAATATTTAAACCTATAAATAAATTTGATAAAGAATATCTAAAATTACAAAATAGTCTTGAAAGGGATGGTAAAATGGAGTTTAAATTGTTATTTAATTCTAGAAATATTAGACGTAAGTGTATTCCTGATACTATATTAGCATGGAAATATTTTTTAGACACTTTAAGTAAAGAAAAAAGATCTAAATGTCAATTAGTACTTCATACCACACCTATAGATGAACATGGTACTGATATACCAGAAGTAATAAGATTTTTATTTCCTGAAGATGATCACAATATAGTAATATCTCCTAATAAGTTTTCAACAGAACAAATGAGTTATTTATATAATTATGCTGATGGAACAATTTTGTTATCTTCTGCTGAAGGTTGGGGATTAGCTTTAACTGAATCATTATTAACTGGTACTCCTATTATAGCTAATGTAACTGGTGGGATGCAAGATCAAATGAGATTTGAAGATGAAAATGGAGATTGGATTGAATTTAATAATGATTTTCCTTCAAACCATAAAGGTACTTATAAAAAGCACGGTGAATGGGCATTACCAGTATATCCTTCAAATTTATCATTAGTAGGTTCACCTAGAACACCTTATATTTGGGATGATAGGTGTAATGCTGAAGATGCTGCTAATCAAATTAAAGCATTATATGATATGGGTGATAAAGAAAGAAAAAGAATTGGAAAAGTAGGCAGGAATTGGGTTTTAAGTGATGAAGCCGGATTTACAGCTGAAAAAATGTCTAATAAAGTAATTGATGGTATGGATGAATTATTTAAAACATTCAAACCAAAACCAAAATTCTCATTTACTAAAGATACAGATATAGATAGAAAAGTTTTAAATCACAAATTAATATACTAATATGAAGAATACATTTGTAATAAGTTGTCCAATAGATACTTACAGTGGTTATGGAGCAAGAGCTAGGGATTTTGTTAAATCTTTAGTTGATTTAGATAAATATGATGTAAAAATATTATCACAAAGGTGGGGTAATACTACTCAAGGATTTATTAAAAATAATAAAAAAGAATGGGGGTTTCTAGAAGAATTAATAGTACCAGGGTTACAAGAAAAACCTGATTATTGGTGTATGATAACAGTACCTAATGAGTTCCAACCTGTAGGAAAGTATAATATAGGTTTAACTGCTGGTATTGAAACAACTGGTTGTGATATAGAATGGATAAAAGGATGTAATAAAATGGATTTAATATTAACCTCATCTGAACACTCAAAAGCCTCATTTATTAATTCTCAATATCAACATAGTAAAAATAAAGAAGATATTTTAAAATTAAATAAGCCCATTGAAGTATTATTTGAAGGTGCTAATTTAGATATATATAAAATTATTAAAAAATTCAAAAACAAAGAATTATATGATCAGATAAATGTAATTCCTGAGGATTTTGCTTATTTAAATGTAGGTCATTGGATGCAAGGTAATTTTGGTCATGATAGAAAAAATATTGCATTTACTATAAAATCTTTTTATGAAACATTTAAAGAAACAAAAACACCACCAGCTCTTATTTTGAAAATTAGTAGAGTTAATGCTAGTATAAAAGATAAAGAATCAATGTTAAGAAAAATTAATGATATAAGAGATAGTATAGAAGGAAAAAATATCCCTTCTATTTATTTATTGCATGGTGATTTTACAGATGAAGAAATGAATGAGTTATATAATCATCCTAAAATTAAAGCTATGGTTAGTTTTACTAAAGGAGAAGGTTTTGGTCGTCCTTTATTAGAATTTAGTTTAATAGATAAACCAATAATAGCATCAGGTTGGTCTGGTCAATTAGATTTTTTACATAAAGATTATACGGCTTTATGCGGTGGAAAAATAAATCCTATTGATAAATCAGCACAAGTTAAAGGCATGTTAATTGAGGGCACACAATGGTTTGATGTTGATCATAATTATGTTAATCATTTTTATAATGATGTAATAAACAATTATAATGGGTGGGTAGAAAAAGCTAAAAATCAAGGTAAACATTCTCGAGATAACTTTAATTTTAATAAAATGAAAGATAAAATATCAGAAATTTTAAGTAGAAATTTAAAAGAATTACCAAAAAAGATGGAATTAAAACTACCAGGTATGGATAAAATTAAAATGCCAAAAAAGAATAAACTTAAAATAGTAAAATAATGAATAAAGATAATTTAATAAAATGTAATAGATGTGGAGGTGATGCTTGCTATACTCAAAAAGTAAATAAAATAACACTTTATTCTTGTTATGGGTGTGGCTT